GACGTTTGGCAATCTGTGCAGTAGCATATACTGCTACAAAGAAACCACGAGCAGTGCCATTGTGTGCCTCATCGAAATAGATAGTGTCAATATCAATGCCACTATCTACAACGCGACCCAAAGAATGATAGGTGGTAAAGATAATGCAGTTCTCACCTGCTGTGCGAGCAGTGTTATTGAACAGAGCAATCTTTTCGGGTTTGGTGCTACTGAAGTGATGAGTTTCACCACTGTGAGCATGACAAACATGAACATCACGATGATGAATGTGCTCCATAAATTCTTCGCACAACTGGTTAGCGAGAAGGATACGAGGTGCCACCACAACAATAGTCTGGGGACCAGAATCACGCAGATGTTTGTAAGCATCAGCGATCATAATATAGGTCTTGCCGCCACCAGTGGGGACAATAATCTGACCAGCGTTGTTGTTCTGCATTGCTGCAAATGCGCGTTGCTGGTGAGGACGAAGGTTCATGTAATCGCTTGACTATGAATATAGTATTGCATAAAAAAAGACCCCTGTCAAGGGGTCTGTGCCACTCTGTCAGGTGTCACTCATCATCATCGTCTTCCATAAATTCCAGAGGAAGTGTACTATTTGCCTCGACTTGAGTTGTTGTTGCCATGCCATGTGCAACTTTATATGCTAAGTTCCACTCTTGCATGTAAGATCTCCACTTGGGTGTCATCTTACCAGTCTTGGTAAAGTATTTGCCTTCGATGAAATGATCGATGCAAAGAAGAGTGAATGAACGCATATTGTCTGATTGAACACTACCATTCATAGCAGCAGTTTGAACATATTCTGATGTTCCTGCTTTCATTTGAGACCACTCAAACATGAGACGATTGAGAGGATTGAGGTCATCAACTTCGTGATCCCCGTGCTCATCTTCGATCACAACTTCTTTGTAGTTAGATACTCGATAGATCGCATCTTCGAGTTTCTCTAACGACTCCTTACAACCCTTATACTTCATGTAGGACACAAGATATGCCCAGGTGAATGGATTGAAGTGAGACAGTTTGTTCTGGTTTCTGTATCCAAACTTAGAGTTTGCAAAGATACCTCTCAACCAGAGAATTGCATCATCAAGATCAGCAACCCACAGTTTGATGTTGACTACATTAGTCTTCATCTTGGTGCTGTATTTGTTAGGGAAGCACTGGATTGCAGCGTGCTGGATGGGTTCAACCTTGCGTAACTTACCATCCTTAATGCTAATGCCACGCTCAGCATATACAGCACGATAAGCACCATCAACCCTATCAGATGCGATCTCAGCATCATCAGGATTATCGTGCATCAGATACTCTCTATAGATGCTCGCCATATTGTCGTGCTTCTTATACTTAACACGAACCTTTTCAGGCATGAAGATACTAAAGTCAGACCACCAATAAGCATCACGAGTGTGTGCATTGGTCTTGAACTTTGTGCCTGCTGAGTACGTTTGTTTTGTCTCAGGATCGTAGCAATCTTTGGTTAGAATAGCACCATCAACTTCAAGGTGTGCTGATTCTAATTCCTTAAACTTTTGGCGATGTTTGGGTTTTCTTGCCCTCTCATCATGATCTCTTTGGATTGGACAAACTTGCCAATCATTGTGCCACTCGTCGATTGAAATAATTTCTTCTTCGTAAAACAGACCATCGACATTGATCCGCTTTTTAGCGTTTTCGTCCTTCATAGTTAATACCAGCGTGTGCCCGAATTAGGCGTTAATATGTCAGTCGTAGGACTAACATGTTTATGTATACAAGTATATCACGAAAGTGATGGAGAATAGGAAAACTTAATGTCTCCTTTATAATCTCGCTGTGTATGAACAGCAGCAAGTTGGAACCCTAGTTGAGGCCAAGGATTCTTAGGTGTGGGGACATTGTATATCTCTTTGAGGGCAAATCCATGCTCTCGCATATCACGAATCCTACGTTTTGTAGTGTAGTGATTGATAGTTGTGAGATACACAATGTTGTCAGCAATCACCATGCCATGTGCAAGGAATTGTTGCATCTTACTCCAAGGTGGGTTAGTGATAATCCAATCCACCTTCTTTTGGTATTGAAGGAAATCCTTTCCCTCACCAAGTTCACACCAATCTTTATCATCTCCAGGATAATTATCATAGAAAGCACCTTCACCACGACAGGGATCTAGGATCCTGCCAGTAGGATTGAAGTGCTCAATAATCTCCTTTGCCAGATACTCTGGCGTCATCACAATGTCCTTCTCAGGAGTATTTTTGGGTGGGCAAAATGCTCTCATTTGTTGAACTTACGACGGGATGAATTGATGGTGAGATTAAGAGTAGTCTTCTCGTATTGTATACCAGAAGCAAGCAATTTGTCAAGAGGTACAGAACATTGAACACGGCGTTGTTTCTTACTATCAACCTTTGGATTGATGTTAAACAACGCCTCTTCACATGACACCTGTTCTTGAAACTGATCGCGATCAGATTTAGTGCTTTTCTGTGCCTCTGGACCGTGTGGGATTGTTTTCACAAAATCCACGAAGGATTCTACCAGTTGGTAGTCCATCTTACCCCACAGTTTGCCATAGTCTTCGGGAGCAATAAAGAACTCATATTGTGTATGAAACTTCTTGCTTTTACCCTCTTGTTTATAGCAACCAACAATCAAACGATAGTATTTTCTGTGTGACATCATGCGTAACAGATCTGAGCAGCAAACAGTATTGCTACCAGTCGTTTTGATGCTGGCATCATAATCAACTTTGAGACCATTACACAGGTCAAAGGGTGAAGTATAACCGTTCTTTTTCAGTTTATCATACTCTTTCTTGGACAATTTAGTCCGATCACGGATAACAACGTCTTCAAACTTGTTGCCGTGCTGTTGAACCTCTGCCATGGATTCGATTGATTACTTTGTAAGTATAAAATAAAAAAAGCACCCTGTCAAGGGTGCTGTGCCACTTATGAAACTGGATAAACGTCCCATCCTTGTCCTTCGGGGACCATATTTTTAATGACGTGTTCAACGTTATCAATGCCGAACACGATTACCTCTTGCTGTGAATAGAAACCGTTTTTTGCTTTGGGTTTAGTCCACACAACTTTGTAACGATCGTTGTTAGTCATTCAGAGATTTCAGCGAGAACATCATAGATAGCGTCCTGTTCAGTTCCAATCACTGAGGACACCCAATCGTCTTCCTGAACTTGAACCATATCGTTCTCGTCCCAAGAGACATTGAACTCTTCATTGTACATACTGACCGAATCCATTGTTTTGTGAGATTTGTGCTGAGCGTTTCCAGTCTTTCAACTGGCGTCGTTTTGTGCGTAGTTTGTGCAGTTCTTCGTCGCTATATGCAACTTCACCGCGTTCACCTTTCTTGATTACTTTGTTCAATAGGCGGATGTCTTTGTCCAACATGATTACTATGGCATGGATTAGGGTCTTTTGGGGGAGTTGTGTGCAGGTTGTTCAACCGTCACAAGATCAGTTGTTTTTTAGGTGTGATGATGTCTGGACGGTTGAACATTTTGTTGTATTGTTCTTCCAGACCAGGGGAAAGTTTGCAGATATACATCACAAACTGTTTACTGATCGTAAGTGATTCCTCTTCAGGATCTTGAAGGGGAGCGAATGGCATGAAACCAATTTGTGTCCCTTCTTGATTAGTCGGGACTGCAACAATAGCATCAGTAAATGTGACGCTATCATCAGTCTCTTCAAGAATATCAGCGACTACATTTTCGCCGCTGATGAATCGAATACATTGTACTGTCATTGTTTATAAAGATCTTTGAGATGTAGTCGGTCAGCAACATTGTCAATCTCGCTCATTTGAGCATTGTAATATGCTGAGTCAATAAGTTTATCACGATAAAACTTTCTTTGCAAGTCCTGAATATACAGAACCAATGCATCTTTCACAAGCATTTTTTGATCGTAGGTGAGAACTTGAGAGTGAAGTCCAATCATTAGTGGCGGCGCAACGTTTTGAGATAGTTCAAAACATACTCACGAATATACATCAACTCATGATAACATTTCTGCTCATGAGCATTTGCTCGAAGAGTGGGATCAGGTTCAATAACTGACTCGATAAAAATATCAAGTCCCCTATTGAACTTGTCTGCTTCAGATTCGTTCTGCATGTGATTTTTAGTATTGAACAGTGTAATCCAGGTCGTAGTCTACCTCAGATAAGTCATCAAACTCTAATTCTTCAGATTCATTTTCGATTTCAATACCATCCACCGTCATTGTCAGTTTCAGAGTCGAACTTTCGACCTTTCTTTGATCCTTTGGATTGATAGTCATAGTTTTCGTCTGCCCAGTTTGAACGGTTTGTGCCACCTTTTGCTCGCTTGTCACGGATAGATTTACCAGGAGAGTAGTAACCTCGTTCGTTGCCACCCCGTCGAAAAGTCTTGCCCATTGTTTAGAATGTGAAACAAAAATAAACTACTAGTATATGTATGTCAGTCTACATCCCTGTAGATTGAAGCATAGGTGTCACCATCACTTTCAGGAACAGGATACACTTGAGTGTGCAACTCTTCAAAGCAATAACCAACACCTTTCAGGAAATCCTGAGTCTTGTCAACAACATCATCGAGCATCGTTGCTTCAAATTCTTTAGTTGTTACAGTCGAGTCCTCATCAGTGCAGATAAGAGTGAATTGAGGCATGATTCTCCGTTGAATACCCCAGTATTATAGCAGAAAAAAAGGGGGTGCAAACCCCCTTGTGCCACTTTATCGCATTGTCACATTCCAGGCGATTGAATACCGATTGCCCTCCCCGAAAAATGGTTCAACATAATGTTCCAAATAAGGACCAAATACCACACCATAACCCTCTTTAGGTTCTACATCTACGTTTGGATACTGTCCAATACCTGTTCTTCTGGCATAAGCAGGATCCATTAGAACTAATTGTCCCTCTCTTTCTTCTCTACCTTCAGGAATTGTCAACCAAAGCACACCACAAGCGTCAGCACCAGGGTGATTATGAACTTGAGAGAAGTCTCCCTCACTCATACACATACCCCAACAATGTACGTCAAGTTGATCTGCTGGAGGTAAAGGGATTTGATTTACATGCTGATACCAATCATCAGCAAGTTTACAAATAAGTGCTTTTAATTTACGAGACCATTCAGAATCTAAATTTGCAAGATCGCTACGAGTATGATGAGAAGTCTTTCCACGAATTGAATATGGATTCTCTTCATAATTTACTGTTCTTTCATGATCAAGATGATTTCTTAAGGTCGCTAAAAGATCCTCGTCATCAACACTATAGTCCATGACGGGGACCGAAAATAAGTTATGAATTTGCATAATGAATCACAGTTACATACTAATTATAACACAAAAATATCAAGACTCTCCAGGATTTTCATTGTTGGTTACATCATCAAGTTCAAGGTCATTATCCGTGCAATAATCTTCAAGATTTGCAGGTTTGGGATATTTCACTTTAATTGCTTTAATCTTTGCAAGCATAGCACTTGCTGAGGTGCCAATATCAACACCGCTTTGTTCAATAGCATCCAATGCTTTCCAAATTGCACCTAGTTGTGCATTTGCATCTGGATAAAATTCTTTACGCTGACCTTGATAATTAAAGTCATAAGGTGATTCATTATGCAAATCAACGTGGGGTGCATTTTTGACCCATGCGTTCCATTCTTCTTCAGTTAATGCACGAACGGTTCCATCCATTTCCATGTGCTTCATCTGAGATGGACCGCCCATCTTCTCTCTATAATATGCTTCTTTGTCAGCAAAAGCTACTTTTCTAAGTTTCATGATCGTTAAAAAATAATAGGAAGGACAGTAGTTGAATTAGTTGTAATCGCCCCATCCGTTGGAGAATTGCTCACCCTCATATCCAGAGATGCCAAATACACTGATATTAGTATTGATACCTTGGCTAACATCACGAGAAGCGGGGTTGTAATACAATCTAAATCCACGAATTGGGAAGACGTTACCATTTTGAGACGAACCACCACCTCCATTCCAACCGCCACCACCAATGAAGTGAGCACCACCACCACCTTCTTGAACTTGGTCGCCAGCACCTCTCCAGTGATAAGTCCAATAGTGACCAGAATTATTGTGAGGATTATTGTGCATCCACATACAGAAAGAGTGGTGAGATTCGCCGTTTGCAGTACCACGATAAGTAGACCAAGAGTTCAGGTAAATTTCACCCGCACCATTTTGGTTTCCTGCCCACTGACCATCATTAGATGCCCAAAGTTCAATGTTGTAGTGATAATTACCACCAGAGGAAAGATTGTTTTGAGCATCCCACCAGCGCAGATACCAATAAGTATCGTTACTATTGTTCTCGAAGAAACTGAAGTGAATTTCGTATCCCCAGTATTTTTGTCTAGCATTAGTCGCTGCTCCACCCCAGCGAATGTCGATACTATTGACCGATTCTTGTACCGTTCTATGACAGATCAGTTGTCTACCACCAACAGCGTGCCAACCTGTCTGAGAACCTTCGCCACCGTTATAGAAGTAGTTCTCTAAGTAATCATCTGATGTATTATAGCGCATGTTAGACATAGCGCCAGAAGGATTACTAGGACGTTGTGATCTAGTTCCTGTCTCAATACCACCAGAGGCATCAGCATTAACCCATGCAGATCCATTCCATTGCAGAACTTGATCTGCGCTAGGAGATCCTGCAC